AGTTCTTTCCTTTTGAAAAGCCTTTAAGCAAACCTCTTGCAGGAGATATTGCTATCTTAATTTTCATGGCATCTATTTGAGTTTTTGTGTAACCAATCAATCCATATTCAGAAACACTAGAATTAAAAACACTTAATTGATCTTTTTGTTGTGCTTTTAATTCTTTTAAAAAAGAAGCAAAATCTCCCATATTAGCATAGTTGGTAGCAGACGCTTCTGTTTCTTGAATACTTGATAATAATGCGTTATTAGTTTCATTTGCTTGATTTACAATATTAAGATTCTTTTCTTTTAGTGCCATATCAAAAAAGTGTTGAGTAGATAATTTACCTACACCTTCTTGTATTTGACTCGTAAAATTGCCACCACCTAACTTATTAATTTGCTCAATATATGTTGGTAAAAAATTATTTATTTTTGTTTGAAATTCTTCTGAACTTGTAGAATCTAATCTAATTTCCTCAATATTTTTTGCTATGTCATTTGATAATGCTAAAGCATATTTTTTTTGCAACAATGGTTTTGCAGTCTGTTGTGCTATTGTACTTAGATTGCTATCTAATGGTTGAAAATCTAACTCACTTCTAACAACAGAAGGGTTGCCTAAAGCATCAGTTTCTTCAATAACCATTTTTCTTGTTGGCAAGTTTTGAACATAGTCTTGCCCTTTTTCTATTTCTTGTTGAGTAGCTTCTTTAATATACATAGTAGCAATACTATTAAATACATCTGACTGTACTTTTCCTGCTTGTATACCACCAGTATCAACTGACACAACACCAACTGGTTTATTTACATAAGAAGATTTTTTTGCTTTAATAAATTGTACCATTACAAACTCACTACGTCTTTACCACTTGATAATCTATCAATTTGATAAGCACTTTTAATAATTGAACCAAATGCTTGATAACGATATGCTCTTGCCATATTATTTCCTTTTTCTGTAGCCATTCTTTGACTAAAACTTCTTTGAGCTTGCTCTCCTAATAATTGTACATTTGCTCTTGCAACATCAACAGATGTTTCTCTTTTTGCTTTATTTAGTATAGCTTTTAAACTTCTATCACTACCTAAATCTCTACCTAATACACCTGATAATGCTTGATTGATTCCTATAAAAGTCTTTAAATTTGCCATTCTAATATTATGTTCTTGTAATGCTTTCAATTCAGCTTGTTCTTTTTGAACTTGAAGTTGTCTTCTTCGCATTGCTGCTTCTCTTTTTGCAGCTTTTGCAGCACTCATTGATCCCATAAATGAAAATGCTGTTGATGCTATTGCTAATGCTTGTGGTAATCCCATTTTAGTACGCTACCTCTACTATTATTCCGTTAATTTGTAAATCAAGAGGGTGACTTTGTGAAACAATTACTCTTGGATCACGATTGTACCCTAATGTTCTAAACTCTTCTTTACCAGTTACAGGTGACTTTTCCAATGATAAATCATCTGTAACATTTGGTATAATTAAATCTCTTGCTGTAGATGTATCTGATGGTGCTTTAACATTAACCGAAGATGTTTCAAATAAATCTAATATTATTCTTGTTATTTCTCTTGGTTCACCAGTTAAAGGACCATCTGCAAGTTTAGCATCTACTGGTAAAGTCTTTAGCTTTGGCTCAAAACTATATCCTGCAAATATTTCTCTGACATCATTCTTAGAAGCACTAACATCTATTGAACCATTATTAGCACTAGCCACTGTAAATGAACCTAAGAAATCATTGCCATTAACTGTTTTAATTGATGCACCAGTAGCAAAGTGTGTACCACCAGTAGCAGAATTAACTGCTGAAACAGTAGTAAGACCTTGCACTGTACCACCATTAGTTTGACCTGCTGCATTTATAGCTTCAAACCTATCACAAAAGTCCAATGGAAAATCAGTTCTAAACTCTTCAAGAAAAGTTTTTGGTGTGCCACTACCATCATCTCTCACACAAATAACATATAATCTATTGCCTAAAGAGCAAATACTGTGCCATGCACCTTGCGTATCCCATAATGCCCAACCTGCTTTCTTTTCACCACGAATAGAATAAAATACAGCAATTGTGCCATCTTGATTAACTAAGAAAGAATAGTTTTCACTTCGATCAAGCTGACCTTTTATTACAGCTTGTTGTGTTGGATTACGAATAAGATGAGGTGCTAATGCAGATACAGCAACAGATGTATAAGCATTTTCATCATCAGTAAATAAAAACTCTCTTAGGGCATTACCACTGCCTTGTACAAATAACGTTGCACCATCAAAAGGTGCAGGTTTTACAAATGCTGAACCATAAGGAGTTTGTTTTTTTATCTGTGCATTAGATGGAGTTATTCCTTTAGTTGAAGGTGATAACACAAATAACTCTGCACCTGATGTAAACACTTGTAAATCTCTGTTAGATACCAAATGTCTAATCTGTTGTATCTCTCCTACATTAGCTGTAATATCTAAAGCGTCACTATCTTCTCCATCGCCTATATCAAAGTTAAAATATTTACCTGATTGACTTGCCCATATATTATCAGGCTGTCCTAATGTACCTGCAAACCATAATCTGTTTTGATGGAATGTAACTGCTGCAGGAAAACCATAAACTGTTGAGTAACTTTGTTCTGCCCAGTTTGTTGTTACTGGTGTAGCAACTGCTATTGTAGGTGTGCCACCTCCAATTGCACTTGATGTTGCAGAAACACCTGATATACCAGTTACATAGGTATTATCATCTATAACAGTAACTCCTTTTGTTCCATTTATATTTGAATTAGAAAAACCACCAACTGCAGCTGCATTTGATATTGTGATATCACCACCAGTAATTCCATGAAGAGCCTGTGTAATTGTAATAACATCTGATCCTTCATCTGTTGAAATAGAATCAACTGGTAATTTAGTTTCTACATCTTTATGAAGTTGAACTCGTGCTAAATGAGTTTTATTTGAAGATAAATGTTGTCCATTATTGCCAACATCTAAAGCTTGTATCGTAAGTCTTGATCCAAGCATTTCTATATTTGTGCCAATAGCATTACCTGAGTTAGTAAAACTTGATTGATCAACAACCTGACCTGAATTTGATCCTGAAAAAGTAACACCTGATCCATTAACTGATGCTTTAAACAAAAGACCTGCATCATTTGTTGGTGCACCAATAGCTTGGAAATCAGCAGCAGTTGAAGATTGTGCATGAAGAATATAATAAACTTTACCTGCTTCAACTTGATTTAAGGTTAATACTGGTGACTCTGATCGTGATGCTGTAAAATAAGGAAAGCTTGCATTATCTTGATCTTTAATTGTGAGAGATATATTTAAACCTGCCTGATTATTATTTATTTCAGCTTTAATACCCTGAGGTTGTGCTGAAAAATAAGGTTGATAAATAGTTTCTCCATTAAAAGAAGTATCAAAATTAAATGTTGATACTGTAAATGTAGTCAATGCAGTTCTTGTTAACATTCGTATCATATGTGTTGGGTGTGCAATGAACATGACATCACCTTGTTGTGCCACTGTCATCTCTTCTATATAAGGTTTTGTGGTGGTAGCTTGTAACCATGTTTGTCCAGTAATCTGCATACCTGACTCAATACTTAAATTCTCAGGCTGACCAAAAGGTATACTTAATAAAAATACATCTATTCTTTCATGGCTAAAACATACAAGATATTTTTCATCATCAGAAAACTCAAATGGTTCTAATCTTTTTTGAAGCCTTATATATTGAAATCCTTGACCAGTTATACCATTAACACTAATACCTGCTGTGCGTTTTGTTGTTATTACATCAAGAAACTGACCACCTGCATCATCTCTTTCTACATCAACATATGCTGCATTTGTACCATTGACTGCAGCAGTTACACCAGTAATACCGTTTAATACAGCTTGTATTCTTGAAGCTGTAGTTTCATTTCTTTGTTGTTGTGTACCACCACTAATAATAGGTCTAAAGAAATATATATTACCTACGTTGGTACTTGGTGCTGTAGTGTTCCCATAAGCATCTCCAGTTTCAGCTTGAAGTCTTATTGTTGTCCCATCATTGAGTTGAAACTGAATATAGTTTCCAACAAAAAGTTCAGCATCATCTACTCGAAGTTGCATGGTTGCTTTTGTAAAACTACTGCTACCAAAAGAATAGTGCCTTCGTGTACCTGCTCTTTTTTTAAGTCCACCTTCTGCTCTAATCCAAAAGTTTCTAACTTGCTCACCTGCATTATTATAAACTGTTGTATCTGTTCTTGATGTTAAAGCACCACTTATTTCCCCAAACTGAAAATTATTTAAAGGTACTTTCAAAGATGGCACTAAGACCTCCTATCAGTTATAAATCTTGATGTTGAAAGTTTTCGTGTTGTTTGTTGTTGTGCATCTAAGTTTCTTGCTTTAGCCATTAATAATGTTGTTTGTTCATTCATAAGTCTTGCTAGTGTTGAACTTCTTGCAATAGCTGTAGCAAATATAGTTGCTAATGTATATTCAAGTGCCAAAGAAAAGTAAGATGGAAACTCACTTTCAACTTGTCGAAACGTAAAGTCTGCAATAACTGTATCGGCTGTAGCCACATTGCTAAAAACTTTATCGCCATACACAGTATAGTTAACAAGATTATCATTAACTGTTACTGCATGAAGAACTAATACGTTTGTAGGAAGTTGATGTGCTTTATCAAAACGACCAGTAGGATCAGAACCCACTGCTGCTAATACAGCTTGTTCTGATGCAAACCTCCATCTTGCACTTGATAATGTTGCTCGAACTGTATCTTCATACATATTCGTAGCAACCAATGACTCTGTACTTGATGAGCCAAAGGCAGTAATAGGCTCTGCACCAATAAGAACTAATGCTCTTGATGCTATATCTATTGCTGAATTTGCTGCTGTACTTGTCATATAAGATAAGGGGGATTACTCCCCCTACTCCTTAATCGCCATCAGTTTCGGCTACTGCTGTGCCATCTGATACATCAACTGCTGTTCCGTTATTTGATAAAACAGTAACGAAATTTGTAGTTGGTACATTAGTATCGTGAACTATTACAAGGTCACGAACAGCTAACATATTTGCTGCATCATTAAAATAGTTAGCACTATTTACAGTTGCAATGGCATCTGTGGTTGTATATCGCCACAAACTACCATTTGAATCTCCACCAATTCTTGTAAGACCACTTGCTGCATAAGCCATAATTAATCTCCCTTATGAATTGTTATCTAAGACTTCATAGATACCATTGTCATCAATGACAGTAGCACCCATAGACATCATAGATGTTGCTAAATGTGAAACCTTTTCAGGTACATAATTCAACTCGGTAGTCACATCTGCACCAATACCTAAGCCTATAGCTGAAGTATGGTAGGCAATGTTCTTACCTGCTGTAATAGCTGAAGTTGAAAATACCTTAAAACCTAAGAACTCTTTCATGCTCATTCCACCTGCGTATGGTAGATTTTGCTCACCAATAAAGTCTGATGATGCAAACTCATTGATTAGAAATAAATCAGCATAACCTTTTGGGTTCATTGCTAAATATCTCT